GAAAGCTATTCCTACTTCTACTTCGAGTGGTTATCCTTATAAGTTCACTGATAAAGATATCAAAAAGACTATTAAGGAACAGGGACCGGATGGTGAGAAATTTGAAAAATTACTACAACACCTCAATGAATTAGAAGAAAAATTAGATGCCGGCGTTAGACCTTACTTTGTGTACACTTCTAACCTCAAAGATCAAACAATAGGCATCGAAAAGGCTAAAGAAGGAGGAGGGAGAGTATTCTTTGGAACTCCCTTGGATCTATGTATACTTAAGAAAGCTTATTTTGGAGAATTTGTCGTGTTCATGCAAACTGACTGTGTAGCTAAGGGTACCGCCATGTCGATTAATCCTCATTCTACTGATTGGAAGGATATAGCCCGTAGGTTATCGGGTCACGCTTTATCGTGGGATTCAACAATATGTAGAGATTTTGATTACTCGCATTTTGATGGTTCCAACAGTCCTGAATTGTTAAATGAAATTTTGTGGATAATAAACAGCTGGTATACCCATCACGGCATGGGTCAGCATAATCATATTAGGGCCATACTGTTTGAAGAGATTTCTGATTTTTGGTATATTAGGGACAACTCACTAATACAGATGGGAAGTTCGCTTCCTTCAGGGAGTTATTTGACTCTTTTAGTCAATTGCTTAACCAACAAGGTACTGTTAAGATATGCCTTTTATCGTAATTTTGAACACCTTAATTATAACGATTATATGATAGACATAGTACAAGGAGACGATAACGTTGTTGCTGTCCATCACGAATTAGCTGAACGGTTCACTCCTATGCACATTGCAAATGCAGTGGCCGAGTTAGGTTTTACTATCACTTTGGGTGATAAGACTTCAGTTACTTCTGAATGGTCAGATCTCAATCGATCGACTTTTCTCAAGAGGAAATTCGTTAGAGATCAGTTCGGTGTTGTCAGAGCGCCTTTAGCATTAGAAACATTATGGAACACTATGTGCTGGACCAAAAAGGGTTATCTTTACCATCAAATACTAATTGACAATATAACATTCTTCTATCGAGAGGCATCTCAACATGGAGAATTTATTTTTACACAGGAAACTACTAGGTTGAGACAAATCTTAGCAAAGTTTCCCGACTTCAATGTATATCCAGCAGGTAAACTAAGACCTTGGAGAGAATGGGATAAAGAAGTGCGTAACACGCCTTTCTTTTCCCAGTATGTTCTCTAAGGAACTTATAGTATACCCATATATATACCCTTTAAATAATAATAAAAACACAAAAACATTTTAAAATATTTAAAACCAAAGGCGAGCAATTTTATATAAATGTAATTTTACAGAGAAATATAGGAAAGTGAGTGAAACCTCG